CAAAAACAATTGTGGTTGTTCTGGAAATAATTATGCTATAAACTTTTATTAATATGGCTGCTTGTAGAAACTGTGGAGCTAGTGTGGGCTGTGGATGCCAGCTAAAGAATGGATTATGTGGAAAATGCCAAAGTGCTGCCAACAATCCTCAACCTAAAAAATAATAATTATGTTATCACCTAGACTAACAGACTGTCCAGAGTGTGCAAACATTCCTTCTTTGATTGCAAAGATTGATTGTAAAATTGCAGAGATGGGTAATAGCTTATACAATAATATTGTATTTATGCTTAACCAATCTTTTGCAGGAAGTGTTATGTCTGATCTTTTGAACTATAAAAGAATTCTTACATACAAGTATCATAATCCAGATTATGCTAGCCAATATTCTGTGAACATGATTGCTAGTAAAGTGAGAAGATTTACATCTGGATGTATAATAAATCGTAGCTGTTGTACTTCTACTGCAGGAATTATAACTACAACAACATCTACAAGTACCATTCCACCTTTTACAACAACCACTACTTCTAGTTCTAGTAGTACAAGCACGTCTACTAGTACCTCAACTAGTACCTCAACCAGTACTTCCACTAGTAGTACTTCTACAACAACAACTTCTAGTTCAAGTACAACTACCACAACAACTACATTAGTTTTTCCAAGTGCATCACCTTGTGTATGGTCTAGAGATATAAATGTAGTTGATTCAATAGATGTTTATGATGTTGTGTCAAATACAGCAGTTAGTATATCAGTACCAAATGATTTTGCTACACCTACAGGAATTACAATGCAAGCTTCTACAAATAATAAATTGTGGATAGGTGATGGAATAAATACAATTAAAGAGTGGGACATAATGCAGGAGACATTAGGTCTTTCTTTTGTTAGAAACATTAATGTTAGTAGTTTTGCTCCTAATCAAAATCAACCAAGCACTATTGCAGCAATAGATGATGTTACTATATTATTAGGAAGTGACAGAGTTAGTGGTGGTCCAGCTGAAGTTGGATATTGGGATATAACAAGTCCTGTTTCTACAATTTCACTTGGTAATTCAGTAGCTTCTCGTTCTGTAGGTATTGTTAATACTTTTGGTATTACTCAAAAACTTACTGGTATTATTTATACAAATTCAGGAAACGTTATACTTAGTTGTAGAAATAATTTTGCATCTTCTACTAACAATGTTGGTAACTTTATTATACAATATACAGGATTACCTGATCCTGATATTTTTATTTCATGGGTAAGAAGTATAGGTACAATTCGTGTACAAGATACAATTGATTTCACTCTTGGTTATACTGGAAGAAAAGCTTTTGATTTATTTGCTTGGAATGGAGTAGTTTATTTAGTTAATCCAGAAACTTCTGATTTATATGAAGTGAGTCAAACTCCACAATATGGTATTACTTTATTAGAAAGTAATTTAGGATATTCTGACACACAAACTTTTTGGGCATCAACAGGTTGTTCGAATGTAAATTTTGAAGGATATTCTCCTGATTGTATACCTACATCATTACCAGGTTTAAGGTCAACTCCTACTGGTCCATATATTGGTCCAGTTAATTTTACTTATTTAGGAATGACTGTTCAAGCTAGTAGTGTTATTTATCAAGGTACTAGACCTGCAGACCCAGCATATTCTAATATTACTTTTTCTTGTAGTGGAGTTTCTATAGGAAGTACACCTACTATGTACACTAATGGAAATATAGGAAGTTGTTCATTAAGCACTCCAGCATTTGATTATACATTAACATTCCCATCTCCAGTTAATAATATACCATTTAGACTTGCTGTATTAGATGGAAATGATGATTTTAGATTTACAACAAATAGTGGTACACCAACTATTACAGCAAATGTAAATTGTAATGTAAACATTATTGGAAATGAATTATATACAGATGATGGAATATTCTTTGGTTCAGGAAGTGGAGAGTTTGTTATAACTGCTCCATCTGATTATACTCAAGTAACAATATCAGGTACAAATTGTGGAAATGGTGGACCAATATGGTTAGGCTGTTATGATGATCCTGCAGTAACTACATCAACCACTACACTTTTTCCACCAACTACTACAACCACAACAACAGTAGCAGGTGTAAACACAATATTCACATATTTTGAAGGAGTAACTCCATAATACAGAATTATATGCAACTAACTAATGAAATATTAAATAAGATAAATGAGTTAAGGGATTTATATCCTGATGCTGTGTCTATTGGTTATGGCCCTAAGATTTCAAATGGAGAAGTTACAGGAGAGCCAGCTATAATTTATCAATTAAAAGAAAAAAAGAATATTGCTGATTTATCTCTAGAAGAAATAATTCCTTCTGAAATTCAAGTAGGTGATGATGTAATTAAAACTGATATAGTTGAAATCTTTGCAGTAAATTCACTTGCTTGTAATATTGGATGTGGTGAAGATAATGGTTCAAGTTCTATTCCTAATAGAACTTATACAAGACCTATTAAAGGAGGATTGTCTATAACAGCATCTAATAAGTATCCAGGAAGAGGAACAATGGGTTGTTTAGTTAAACACACTCAAAGTGGAGCTGTTGTAGGTATTACAAACAACCACGTAACTACACAAGATGCATTTTATACATCACAAAGAAATCAAAGTGGTTTATTAAAAAATGAATACGCTCCTATTAATATAGTTTATCAAAATACTGAACCAAACGTACCTAATTCAGGTGATGTAATTGGACAAATTTTAAGATATGTACCAATTGTACAATCTGGCACAGGAGTAAATCAAGTGGATGCTGCAATGTTTTCATTAAGTGCAGATGTAATTGATGTAGGTTCATCTTGGGATCAAGTTGGTTTATCATTAACGCAAAATCCTCCTTTTGCTACAACATCAGAAATCAATAACTTATACGCTACAAATCCACAACTATATAGTTCAGGAAGAACAACAGGTCCTAAAGGTGGATCATTGTGCCCATTAACTATATATCAAGTTGGTGCAAATACATTAATTAATTTTAATTTACAAGGTGTTCCTACATTGTGTACATTTACTAACTGTATTGTATTTGTTAAACCTGATCCAGCTACACCAACTGCTCAAGTTCCTCAATGTTATAGTCCAATTAGAAAAGGAGACTCAGGATCTTTATTATTAGCAGATATTGGTGGAACTATCAAGGTGATAGGATTAAATTTTGCTGGTGGTGAAGATGCTAATGGAAATACATTGTATGGGTACGCATGTAGAATAGATCAAGTTGCTAGTCAGCTAGGAATTGAATGGTGGGATAATACACAACCATTAAGAGTTGTAGATCTTACATCTATTGAATATAAAACAGTTGGTGGAGGAAGTTCAAATAAAACATTAACTTGTTTAACAAAAGAATATTGGCAAGTAGGATTTACTGGAACATTAGATAATCCTTGTTAAAATAATAAATCAAATTTTTAAAATAAAGTAATATAATATGTCAACTTGCTCAAATTGTTACAATGGATGTGCTGAAACTAATTCAGATCAATGTATTAGATATACAGGAGAAGATGTTCCTGCATTAGGCATTAGTCATGGCGATAGTCTTTTAGCTGTAGAGAATGCAATTACAACTTTTCTTGTTCCTGTATTAACAGGAAATGGAATTAGACCTATAATTGATGAGAGTATTATTTGTAATGTAGTTAAACAGTTTCTTCCAACATGTACACAATGTACAGGATTTACATTGAATGAAGTTTTAACAGCAATTATAAAAGCAGCATGTTCTTTGCAAGAACAAATAGATGATCTTGTTACAGAATTTGAAACATTAAATGGTAATTATGATGTAGACTGTCTTAATGGTGTTACATCATTATCTGGTACACATGACATTCTCCAAGCTGCAATTAATAAAATTTGTGAGTTAGAAGTTAATCTTGGAGCATTGGCTATTGATCTTGCTACAAACTATTATACTAAAACACAGGTTAATAATCTTCTTGATAATTATGTCCCACCTGGTGGAAATTTAGTTAAGAGTAAAATGATCCCTTATGTAGCTCTTCCATTCTTCTCTACAGATTTATCTATGTTCGATACAGGTGGTGCAGGTATAGGTGATTGGGTTGATATTTACTTATGTAATGGAAGCAGTCATCCACAAGCACCAGATATACGAGGACGTGTTCTTGTTGGAGTTACAACAGGTGTTCCAGGAGGACCAATGAATCCTGCTGTTATTCCTAATATGGGAACAGGAGGATTTAATCCAGCATACTCATTAAATACAATATATGGATCGAATAGTGTAACTCTTGGTATTCCAGAAATGCCTAGTCATACACATGTTGCTACTTCTACAGCACCTGATCACAGCCATGGTCTAGATTCTTATTGGCATCCAACTACTAGTGGTAGTCTTGTTGATACATATGTAGGTGTAGGAACAAGAGTTCAAGATAGAAATTCTACAAATCCTGCATCAATAACAATTACAACTGACATAGATCTTGAAGGTAACAATCAACCTCACTCAAATATTCAACCTGTAATTGCTTGTAATTACATAATGTATATACCTTAATTTTATTAATATGTCTTGCACAAATTGTTTTAATGGTTGCGCTGAGATTGTTTCTGATCAATGCGTTAAATATACAGGGGTCGATGTACCTCTATTAGGTATTCAACATGGTGACACTCTTGCCACTGTTGAGAATGCAATAATTTCATTTGTTACACCTTTTCTTGATGGATCAGGTATAAAACCTATTATTGATCCAGATATAATATGTGATGTTGTTAGACAATATATTCCTACATGTGTAGAATGTAATGGTTTTAACTTAAATGATATATTAACAGCAATTATCAAAGCTGTATGTGATTTACAAATTCAAATCAATGATGTTGTTGCAGATGTTGCAACAATTGAAGCTGATTACGAAGTTGGTTGTATAGAAGAAGTTAGTGCTAGTGCTGGAACACATGATATATTGCAAGCTGTTATAAATACACTTTGCCAAGTACAAGCTGATCTTGCAACACTATCATTGGATCTTTCTACAAATTATGTTAGAGCTGATCAAATTAATAATTTTATCTCTACATATATTTCTGATAATACAAGTAATCTTGTAAATGCAAAAATGATTCCATTTGTAGCATTAGAATTCTATGGTACATTAGTTGGTAAGTTTGACTTTACTGGTAAAGGTATTGGTGCATGGAAAGATATTAATTTATGTAATGGAGATAATGGTACTCCTGATAAACGAGGTAGAGTTGCTGTTTGTGCAATACAAGACATGGGTGGTGGTATATTAGATTCAGAAGTAGATCCAAGTGATCCTTCAGGGTATAATCCAAATTATGTAATAGATGTTCCAGATGGATCTAATTTCATGGCACTTAGTCAATTACAAATACCTGACCATACACACATTGCTGATGTTATTGTTGACTTTAATGATCCTGGACACGATCACCAGTTTGAAGGAGTAACTAATTCTTCAGGTAGTGGTACTGGTAGTAGAAAATCTGTACCAATTACTAGAACTACCACTAAGAATGAAACAGGTATAACTGTTGATGTTACTGTAACAAATCGTGGAGCTGGTGGTGGACTACCTCATCCAAATGTTCAACCTGTTTATCCTTGTTATTATATAATGTATATACCAACTTAATTATGTGGCCATATTTACCTCAAAACCCATGTGGGTGTGACTCTTGTGAGAGTTCTAATGAATCAACAACAGATGTTGGATCAGATAATGTAAGATACGTAGGACCTCCTTTGGTTTGTACAGGGATTGAACCTTGTGATACTCTTACAACAGTTCTTCAAAAAATAGATGCTAAAATCTGTGCTCTAGTTGCACAATTAGGTGTTTGTTGTACAACCACTACAACAACAAGTTCTAGTTCAACAACCACTACCACTACCACTACAGTGTATTGTGAAAATTATATAGTTCAAGGAATTGCTGATCCTGCAAGTTGGAGTGGCCTTGATTGTGATGGTAGACCTATAGGTGGAAGTTTGAATAGTGGAGGTACTGCAACCACTGGTTGTATGCAAGCAGATTCATTAGACTTAACTAATGCAAACATTAAAGTAAACTTAGGTCCTTGTTAATAATTAAATCTAACAGATATGAGTATTCTTAATTGTGTAAATGATGATTCTTGTTCAACCAAAATCACTAATTCAGATTTAGTGACATATCTTGGTGTAGATTTATTATGTGCAAATATTCAAACCTCTGAACAATTAACTGAAATTGTCCAGAATTTAGAATATGCTATTTGTAATATTTCTGATGCAATAAATGAATGTTGTCCAACAACTACAACAACTACATCTAGTACTACTACTACAACATCATCTACTACAACTACGACAACTACAGCACCTCCAACAACTACTACAACCACAACTGCTGCTAATTATTTAGAACCTTGTACTGTATTAGTTAATTATGGTCAAAATGTTTATGGATATGATCCAGATGCTAATACAACTACTTTCTTAGGAAGTTATGCTCCAGGAGGAAATGATATTGCAAACACTGCAACAAAAATGTGGTTGTATACTTCAACTCTTATATATGAGTATAATATTACATTATCTCCTTGGACAGCAGTTCTTAATAGAACAATTAGTTTGCCAGCAGGAGTTGTATTAGGCCAAGGGTTGTGTGCAATATCAAACACTTTATTATTTGCTTCAAATACATATCCAGGAGGAGCAACTCCACAAAAGATAATAAGATTAGATATAACAGGTTCAACAGCTGTTTCAACAGATATTGTATCCTTGCTTCCTGCAGGAACAGCAGTGTCTGGTGACATTTTATATAGTGCACCAAACTTAATGGTTACTACTAAAAATGGAGCAATTGATCAATTACGTCAATACAATTTATTTAGTAGTAACTTAGAGATTACAGTGGGTCTTCCATCATTTAGTTTATCTGTTGGTTTATTTGAAAACGCTGGAAACTTGTACATATTTACAGGAGGAGGATTAATTCGTGAAGTTAATCTAACTTATCCATATACAGTAACAACAGTTGATAATGCATTTCAGTTTATCTCAGGAGCTTCACAACAACCAAGTTGCATAGATGTTTCTTTGCAAACTACAACTACAACAACAAGTACAAGTACGTCTACAACAACTAGCACAAGTACATCTACATCTACATCTACAAGTACCACAACTACTACTACTACTACAGAATATTTACCAACAGTATTGATTTGTGACCAACGTTGGACAACTAGAAATTTGGATGTAACTACATATAGAAATGGTGATCCTATTCCAGAAGTAAGTAATCCTGTTGCTTGGGCTGCACTCACAACAGGAGCTTGGTGTTATTTTAATAATAATCCAGCGAATGGTGCAATTTATGGCAAATTATACAATTGGTATGCTGTAAATGACCCAAGAGGATTAGCCCCAACTGGTTATCATATACCAACTTATACTGAGTTTTATCAATTAACAGATGAATGTCTAGGTGGATCAACAGTTGCAGGAGGTAAAATGAAAGAAGTTGGAATATCTCATTGGGCAAGTCCTAATATAGGAGCAACCAACAGCAGTGGATTTACAGGTCTTCCAGGTGGTTGGCGTAATTACACTGGATCATTTAATGAACTTACCCTATATGGAATATTCTGGTCAAGCACAGTAGCAACTCCTCCATATTCTTATTATTTTCAATTAAGTTACTCTGGTATTGGTCTTTCTATTGGACTTTATGGAGATGTTAATCAGGGACGTTCTATTCGATTAGTAAAAGATTAATTTAAACCAATAATAATATGACAGTATTAATAACATTAACAACAGCAGGATCTGACTCAGGTCCATTTAATTTATATTCAGATGCAGATGGATTTTTATCAGCATTTGAAACAGGAGTTGCTAAAGTAGATTTATTAGCAGGATATTCTTCATCATTAGTTCCTGATCCAACAACAATTATTAGAGTGATGTCTAGTAATCCATTGTGTACTAATTATATTGATTTAGAATTATATCCTGCAACTACCACAACTACAACAACATTACCATTAGAGTTTTTATTAAGTTACGAATGTGATGGTGAGACAGTAGTTAGTATTACAATAGATGGAATTACTGGTGGTTTACCAGATTACTATCCAGCAACTGCATACTTCTATGATGAAGCTTCTGCTCTTGCAAATACAAGCTGGACACTATTTCCAAGTTATTCATTTGGTTATGATGTTGAAGAACCTAACAATACTTTCTGGGCAGCAGTTATGGATTCAGCAGGAAACATTGCTGTTAATAGTATAACTACTGATTGTACTACAACTACTACTACAACCACATTAGC